TTGTACCAAGATATTGACTAATTACAGAATTTCCACTATACTGAAGTACTCCTCTCACTCTATAACTATTTACAGTGACAGCTGGAATAAAACCCATACCTTGACCACTAGGATATTGATATATAGGACCTGCATCAAATAATGTAGATTCTGGATACCATACAAAAGGATAGTCAAGAGTATGTATTTCTTGATTAGCTTTATTTTTTTCTACATCATCCACTAATCCATTAAGATGTCCTAATCTAGCAAGACTATTGTCTCCTACTATTTTGTTTAAATAGACTTCTGGACTACGAGGTTTAAATTTTTTAAGACTCATTGTTTTATTTTTTAGGTTTAGGAACAGCTGGTTTACCACAGCCACATCCATAGTTAAAAATATTTTTTATCATTCTTTTTTTGTTTTTTCAGTTCCAAAATAATAAGAAAAAATCATCAATGTCAATGTTTTTATTAAATCAAATAATTGATTATTTTGTTCATCAGATAACAAAGCCATTTTAAATGCAATCACTTTATCAACTATAAAAACACCAACAAGAGCTGCAAATACTAATAAAATAAATCTTACTAATAAATCTTTGGTGTTTGTTGTAAATAACTTATTAGTAAACCATACACACAATATAACAAATAACAACCCTATAATTACAGCACAAATTTGCTCAAGCTGACTAGGAGAACTAAACATTATATACTTTTAAGTTGAAAATGCATTCCATCTTTTCTTTGCCATGTTCCACCCCATTCAAACCCATTGTCTGTAAAACATTTTACAAATCCTGGAGATAATTTTGGTGTCATATTAAGTCCATTCTCAAATGCATTAAGATCTACAGCTATTCCCCAGCTATGTAAAGACATAGAACCTAAGCCTCTTTTCTTTCTTATATTGAAACAACCATCCCATGTTTTTAGTTCTTTAACATGTCCTGTTGTAATAAGAGCTTGAATAGCTTTTGCTAATGGTTCAACCATATCTTTGTTACAATAGATTTTTTTAGGAATCACTCCTATTTCTAAATATCCTGGAACATCCCATAAGATCATTGCTGATTGTTTATTAGGATCTCCGTATTTCTTTAATGCTTGTGCTGATGTTACCATATTATTTTGTATATCTATATATAAATGCTCCTGTTACAGCAATTATACCACCTGTAAACAAGAAATCTGTAATTGTTTTCTTAACTCTGTATCTTTTATATTGCTTAGAAAGATCTGCATATTGCTTCTTAGACTCTTCAAACAAAGACATGTAAGCTTTCTTTTGAATCTGTTCGTTCTTAATCATTTCATTATAGTTAAGCTCTTTAATCTTTCCTATAACTATAAGACTATCTTTAAAAGATAATTTATCTCTAGTGATACCAAGCTGCTCTATAGTGATATATAAACTAGCCTTAGCAGAATCTCCTATTAAAAGATCTTCAGCTATCTTTTTAGCTACAGATGTAGGCATACAGACAGTGTTAGGATCTGGATTAGGTTGAGCATAAGCAGTTATGCTAAACAATAAAATGATAAATGTTATTAGTTGTTTCATATTAATAATTATATCTATCTTTAAAGAATGAGTCCACTTGTTGAGGAGTGTAAGTCCCAGGTTTACTAATTCTATCGTGATAATATTCACGTATAATAGTTTCTTTGTTCTTCACCTTACTAAGTTTGTCATCCAAGACATTAAGCTTATCATCTATAGAATGAGCTATACTATCCAATGTAGATTGTTTAGCTTGTAAGTCTACATTATCTTTAGCTGCTGAATCAATAACATTTTGTATAAACTCATCTTTAGGGCTAACAGGTTTTTTATCTGTATCTTTTACAGCAAGTACAATTAGAATTATAAGAACAATAATACCTATTATACCAAATATGCTTGCATTATCAATCTTACGTTTAAATTTAGGAAAGTATATTTCCTCTTTTTGTTGTTCTTCCATATTAATCAGATTGTTGTTCTCCTTCCTGAATATATACTGGTTCTTCTGTAAAGAAATTACTTAACACCTTACCCACCACACCTATAATAAGAGATGTAATAGCTAAGGTTTTATTGTCCATTATCATACTAGACATAGATGTAATAGAAAATATCCCAAGTAAACTATCCCCAATCTTTCTCATCTTATTAGGCGTAGGTGCCCAATAAGACTTCATACTGAATGTAGTTTTATGTTTAATAAATTTTCTATTCTTCTTCATAATTATACTATTATAAGTGTTACAGTATTATTCGTTTGTAAAGTAACTATATTAGGATCTGTAACTAAAGCAGCTGGTAATGTTACTGTAATGGTGTTACCAGATATACTATCAAATACAATAGTACCATCCATTGTAATACATTTGTTAATATTAAGAGTCTCTAAAGAAGTGCATCCATTGAAACATTCAGTTCCTATATCTATTACACTAGGTAGATTTACGTATCTTAAAGCAGAACAATATCTAAAGTTTTTATCACCACTTAATATAGATTTTGGTAGATTTACATACTCTAAACCTGTACATAAACCAAAACTTGCACCACCTGCATCTGTAACTATTCCACCAATATCATTTATACTTAATATACGATTATAATCTACAACAGGTGCAAAAATACTACCAAGTGTTAATGTAAAATTAGAACCACCATAGAATCTCTGTGTATCTCCAAGAGTGATCATTGATGTAAAGTTTGAACTCATGTCAGCATTTGCATCAGAAAGTGTAGGCCAACCATCATTAGTAGCCCCAAATATCACTTCAAAGTATGGTGGATTATCTATTGATGCTTGAGCAATAGCTTGTGTATTTTTATCTACAGCACAACAAAGTCTTTTCACTCTAGTTGTAAGCCAGTTTAATCTTCCAAATATATCAGAGCTTATGGGATTCATATTTTTTCAGTTATAATTTGTTCATTAATATTATAAAAGTCTTCATGTTTGAAGAACTTGTCATATTGTAAACCTTCTGATGAAGCCACTTTAGATGTCATCTTCTTTAAGAAAACAACATTATTTAACAACTCCACTTGTTTTTGAAGCTGTTCAATCTTAGTTTTGTCTACATTAGACTGAGCCAAAAGAGCCTTGACATCAGACCTTATCTCCAACACTTCTTTGTATATTATACCGGCTAGAATGCTCACTAGAGCAGGAAACAGCCACAACTTAAATTGATTCATTACTCTCTCTGTCTTTGAAGTTGTAGGAGACATAGCTTTTAAATTTTAATATTCACCATTATTTACAATATAATATACACTTTTTTTAAGTAAAATCCATATATTTGTTGCCCAAAATAAATCAATCATGATAAAGTACAGTAAAAAAGAAGAAGTTGAGAAAAGACTCATTAACAACTTCAGAAAGACATTTTATAGAAGACTAGGGTATTATCCTATAGTGAGCACACAAGTAATTCAAAATGATTCTGTTATAAGTATCATGAGTTTGAACGAACTTGAACAGCATTTTGCCTACCGTTTTCCTTATAAGTTTGGTAAACACCACAACTTAAGAAGTAAAGGTAGATATAGAGAACTTGTAGATTTGAGAATTATATTCACTCAGATGGCAAGGACAATGAATTATACATATTATGACATAGGACAGTATCTTGGTGGTAAGCATCACACTACTATTTTAAATTATGCAGTGCTATTCAGAAATTTGATGGAAACATCTGAAGCATTTAGAGAATTGTATACTACTATTTTTAACCACATAAAAGAAAAAACAAAACATGAGTCATCAAATCTGGAATCCCTTAATCAAACACAATGTGAGCCCCAATCAGATTTATTTTCTTGATTGCTGCAGAGATAAAATTAGACCTAGTGGTATTGTAAACTATGAAGGAGAATTTTTGATCTGTCAAATGAAAGACTTAATCAGTTCTGAAGGAATACTTCTTCCTAAAGGACTATTGGTTTTACAAGAATGGGAAACATTCTTGGTAAAAACTAAGAAGAAAGTAGCTACAGATGTGTTAGGACCTGATGCTATAGAAAATGTAAAGAAGTATAGGGAAATGTTTCCTACAGGAAGATTTCCTTCTAAAGCATTAGCTAGACAAAATCCAGAAGATTTAAAAAAGAAATTCATTTGGTTTTTTCAAACCTATCCTGAATACACATGGGAACTTGTACATGATGCCACTCATTATTATCTTCATGTAAAAGAGTTAGCAGACTATCAGTTTGCTGTAACAAGCAGTTATTTTATAAGCAAAACAGATAGATATACTAAAGAAGTGACATCTGCATTAGCAGACTATTGTCAGGAATTACTTGATAATCCTGATTTAAAAAACCATTAATATGACAAAATATGAAAAGATATTACACAGATTTATAATCAGTATACTATTTTCTATAGCTAGTTGGTTTATCATCAACAACTTAATTGTAAGTGTTAGCTTTTGGAAATATCTTATTATAGAAATTTTATTATTAGTAATGTTGAAATTGAATACAATGTTAACTAAAAAACTTAGTTTATGGACCCTATAAAAAAGCCTTTTGGGGCTAGAAAGTATTCAGAAATACTTAAAGAAGGATTAAAATATATAGATGACAGAAGAAAAGGAAGAATAAAGTCTTTCAAAACTCCATGGCTTGGAATAAATAAAGCAGGGGTGGGAGGACTGGAGTGGGGATCTATGCTCACTATAGGTGCCAGACCAGGTTCTGGTAAAACCTTAGTTGTAAATCAGATTCTTAGAGAAGCTCATAAGAATAATTCCTCTCAGGATTTTAATATTCTAGACTTCCAGTTTGAGATGGGAGGTAAACAATCTGCAGCTAGAGCTTTTGCTGCTGAGACAGCTTTGGATTATAACATAGTTCTTTCTACAGATAGGCAGTTAGATGATTATTCTTATGCAATGATGGACCAACACGTAAAAGAAACAGAAGCTTTTGAGGCTGTGGGTATAAATAGAGAAGTGATAACAGAACCTCTAAGTCATGATGGAATCAAAAAAGCTATAGAACATTATTATGTTGCTATGGGAGGTAAACCTATGGTGGTAACTATAGATCATAGTTGGCTTATTAAAAGAATGCCGGATGAGAAAGAAAAGATTACCACCCTGTATAACACTGTAGAAATGTTGATGCAACTCAAAAACAAATATCCTATTATTATAATCATGATCACCCAGCTCAACCGGGGGATGGAAGATTATACAAGAAAAGAACCAGGTAAAATTGCAAACTATCCAACCAGTACAGATATATTTGGTGGTGATGCTCTAATGCAGGGATCTGACATGGTGTTAGCTCTTAGTAGACCATTCACTCTTAACATTCCCTTGTACGGGGACAAAGCATATCTTGTAAAAAGTGATGATATATTTGTTCATCTTCTTAAAGTGAGAAATGGTGGAGACAACCATCCTATTCTGTTTATGAAAGCAGAATTTAATAAACAAAGAATGATAGAAGTGTCAGAACCACAGGCCACAAGTAGTGGTAGTAAAACTGCTGGAGCTGGATACACTAGACTATCACAAAGACCTGCAACACCGTCCACACCAATATCTGGAGATATAGATGTAGATGATATTTAATAATAATTAAAACAAACAAACATGGCAGAAAACCAGACATTTGATTTAAAAGAATGGAAGAAACAAAAGCTAGATGCTATTCGTAACTTTCATATGGGGTTAATCAATGACCTTGGAATTAGTCCATTAGATTTCAACATGAAGAAAGCCTTCTATGATAAGCAAGGTAGAGAAGTTGTTGGAATCTTTGGTTCAGAATTCCGAAAAGACAAAGGCTTTTTCTTTGAGCTAATCAGTAGTGATCTTGATCCTATTGATGCAGAAAGAAAAGTTTATAGAGTACCACCAAACGCTTGTTTTGAAGAAGAGTATGAACTAAATCCTAAGAATTCATACAATGTTCCTTTAGAAGAGTTAAGAGTGGTAAATCCTTACTCAGCAGCTATTAGCAAGGGTGCTGCTATAGATATTATGGAAAAAAAAGTAGAAGAAAAAACACCAAAATTCCATAAAATTTCAGTACCTTTGGAGGAAGATGCACCGTATAGTGAGATGACAATTAGAGACTTCTATGCTATGCAATCAGGTAAACCAGTTAGTTTAAAAGGCTGGCTTAACAACTTAATCAAATCTTCAACATAACATGGCACAGAGTATTTTAGTAATTGCCGAATCAGGTAGTGGTAAGTCTACAAGTATAGAAAACTTAGACCCCAAAGAAACCTTTATCATTAATGTGGCTAACAAGCCCTTACCGTTCAAAGGTTGGAAAAAAAAGTATACCATCTGGAGTAAAGACAACCCCACTGGTAATATGTATGACAAATCCACAGTACCTAACATTGAAGCTTGTATTAAATATGTCAATGACAAAAGACCTGATATAAAGGTGTTAGTCATTGATGATTTTCAGTACATGAGTTCATTTGAATTCTTTGAAAGAGTTGATGAAAAAGGTTATGAAAAGTTCACACAGATCGGGGCAGGATTAGCACGTATAGCTAGAATGCCAAAGGATTTACGAGATGATCTTCAAATCTATTTCTTAACACATGCAGAAGAATCTTCAGATTTAGAAGGAAAGAAACGTTACAAAGCCAAGACTATTGGTAGAATGGTGGATGAAAAACTTACATTAGAAGGTTTATTCTCTGTTGTACTATTTGGTAAGGTGAAGAAGGACAAAGATGGTACTATCCGTCACGTGTTTGAAACACAGAACAACGGAGAGAATACATGTAAAAGTCCTAAAGGAATGTTTCCTACCTTTGAGATTGTAAATGATCTTGAATATGTAAGACAAGCAATTATTGACTACGAGAATTAATCATTATTTAAAAACAAAACAGTATGTTTAACACAAAAGGACAAGAAATCAAAACAGGAGGAGGGACTCCTAAATCGTTACAACCAGGAGTTGTAAAAGCACACATCTTTAGTTCATCAGTAAGAACTGCAAAAAGTGGTAAAAAATCTTTAGAACTAATCTTAGAAGGTCCTGCATCTGAAGGATTTGAAGGTTGGGCTATAGATAAAAACAATCCAGAAGGACCAAAGTTTACAGGTCAGTCTTCTAGAGTGAGTGCCACCATTTATTCTGATCAATATGATTCAGATAGCCCAGCTAAGAATGAGATCATTTACAAATTATTATTCATTGCCTCTGAACTTGGGTTGAGAGATGATGCTGATAATGTAAGTGCTAACAGCATTGAAGAATGGGTTGAGAAAGTAACTGAAATTATTAAAGATCATGATCTTTATTTCTTCTTGAAAGGCACTGAAGAAGAGTATAATGGTAAAACTATTGTAAAATTATCTTTACCAAGATACAAGTTTGTTTCAGTGGATACAACAGGATTGGATAAGTTTGATAAAAACAATCAATACCATTACAAAGCCATTACAACCAAAACGGTTAGTGGTTTTGAACCTGCTGTTGATGATTTTGATATGTAGTATTTTGTTTTTTTAATTGTCGGGGGGATGTTTCTACATTCCCCCTTATTTTTGCATAAAATTTTGGAATATGTTTAATACAAAGAATCTAGTACACGATGTAAAAGATGTTCCATCAAGTTGGATATTTGAACATTTCTGTGTACTTAAAGAAAAACTAACAGGACAAGATGTAAAGTTTAAATCTATATTTAATCCTGGGGAACGTACACCTAGTATGTGTATATATTTTGATGGTAAAGTTTATAAGTTTAAAGATTTCTCTACAGGTAAGGGAGGTGATGCTATACATTTTATAAAAGAAATGACACATCTAACATTTCATAAAACTTGTCAGCTTATTGTAGAAACTTACAATGATTATGTTCTGCATAACAATGGAGGATACGACATAGAAAAGTTTCAAAAAGCTTCTAAGTATAAAGTTACTAGCCATGTAGTTAGAAGCTGGACCACACAGGATCAATATTTCTGGACACAGTTTAATATTGGATCTAAACTACTTGAGGCTCACAATGTGAGACCACTAGAAAGTTATTGTATGACCAAGGACGATAATGAACTTTGTATCAAAGGACTGTATCTATATGGTTATTTCAAAGAAGATGGTACCCTGTATAAAATCTATCAACCAAAGACATTAGACAAGAAGTTTATCAAAGCTGAAAGTTACATCCAGGGGTGGGAACAATTACAAAATCGTAAGCACTTAGTAATTACATCTAGTCTTAAAGATGTGATGTCTATTAAATCTTTAAAGCTTAATGTAGATGTTATAGCACCTGATAGTGAGAACACTATGATCAAGAAATCTGTAATGGAAGAACTTAGAAATAAGTATTCTAAAATTATTGTAATGTTTGATTATGATGATGCAGGTGTGGAAGCTATGAAAAAGTACAAAGAAGAATATCCCTTTATAGAAATTACAGTGCTTCCTATGAGTAAAGATCCATCGGATAGCATAAAAGATTATGGAGCTAAAGAGGTTAGAAACAGATTAGTTCCTATCTTAGCTAAAAAATTAAATGATGAGAAAGAAAATAGCTAAACCTAGAAAAGGGGCAGCACCAAAAACTAGGAATGCTGGTACTATGACAGAATCAGCCTTCTGGAGTTTTATTAGAAGTGCACTAAGACAGAAGTCTAGATGGTGGAAACCTATATCCCAAGCTAAAGCAAAAGTTAAAAGGGCTTATAAGGGTCCACTTAAAAGACAGAAGTTTGAGTATCAGTGTGCAGAGTGTTTGAATTGGTATCCTGACAAGAAGATCAATGTAGACCACATTATACCTGCGGGTACATTAAGGTGTGCCAATGACCTCCCAGGCTTTGTAGAAAGATTATTCTGTGAGATAGACAATCTACAATGTTTATGTAGTGACTGCCATAATAAAAAGACACAATCTGAAAAAGCAAAATGACATCTGATTTAGAACTGATTGAAGCATATAAGAAAGGAAATGAACAAGCCTTTGAAATACTTTACAAAAAGTATAAAAAGCTTGTACTTTCTATTATACGAGAATCTACTAAAGAAGTTCAAATAGCTAAAGATTATAATCAGGAAATATGGATTAATGTTACTACAAATATTGATAAGTTTATAGATGGTAGTTTTGTATCTTGGTTACGCACTGTTGCTAAAAACTATTGTATTGATAGACACAGAAGAGCCACTAGTTCTAGAACTATTAAAGAAGAGTTAACTGATGACTTTTTATATTTAAGTGATGAATATCAAACTGAAGATGATGATATAGAAAAAGAATTAACTATCATGAGTGATGGTTTTAAATTTCTAACAGAACTTCAGAAAAAGATATTAGTTTTTAGAATGAATGGTCTTGCTTTTATTGACATAGCTAATAAGCTCAATCTTCCTTTAACCAATGTGTTATCAAATAGTAGATATTTAACTATCAAACTCAGAAGACATTTTGTTAATTCAGGATACACCTTTAATGAAAAACTACCAATAAAAACAAAAAAAACACAAGATGAAAAGTCCAAAAAATAAACAGGACCTTATAGAAACAGTGTATAAACAAATAGAATTAGATATTCACTGTGGTGAAATGGAAGCTATAGAAGAACTGCTTACATTTCTACCTATAGTAAATCTAATAGAATATTTACCAGAAGAAGACTGGAAACAATTTAAACACTTAAGAGATGCCGGAACTACATGAGACCCTAATGGGTAGAAAACTTATAGAAGGTACGTTACCAGAAATAGCTTTACA